GTCCGAACCTCCGCTTATAAGCCTGCATAGCAGTTTCTAACACCGCAGTTTTTAGCGTTCCCATAAACTGCCAGATGTAGACATTTGCGCCCGATGAATGGGCGGCGGCTGTCGAGCCGTTTTCCCCGCGTGTGTTAGTCAGGGTATTTGTTGCCTTTGCTGATACATAAGCCAACTCTGTATCTACTTTGAATATATCGCCGATAGCAAAGGCCGTGCCGCTGGTAACGTCTGTACCAGTTTCGGTTGTGTCTAAGTCTTCCGCAAGAGTAGACCCGAGCAACCACGCATTCCCATAATAATTATGGAATCCCCAAATCCCTGAGACCTCAATCACGTCATGGAGGTCGCCCGCATTGTCAGACGCCCAATAATAAGTGGAGTTATCTACAAGCCTGATTCCAATATACGGGCTGTCGTTACGCGGCCTCAAAGCGTATTCAGTTGAAGGGACTGTTACCCCGTCGCCGTTGGTGACGCTGATAACCTCTAGTAAGTCCGCGTCAAGTTTCAACAGGCGAGGGTCAATACTTTCAGGGTTCGGTACGTCATAATAACGAGTTTGTACGCGAGGATAGAAAAATCTTCCCGTACTATCGTCAATGTACGAACTTGCAGACTTTAGAAGCTGTTCAATAACTGCGTCGTCCGTTGTGTCGGTGCTTGAAGTCTGCCCGCGTGCTGTCACGAAGGATTTATAATCTGCAAGCGAGGCGTAACTATTCAGCGTTGTCATTTAGTGTCCTATACCAAAACACAGGGGTGTAAACCCATTCACTGTAAATCATGTATTTTTCCATTTCTGCCAATCATCCCGTTTTAGAACGTCATCGGGTACGTATGTATCAGCACTTATGTTTAGAAGCCTCACGCCGTTCATGGTTCGGCTAAAATGTGAGTACCCATCAAACCACCATGTATTAGGTTGATTCGGGACTGCCTTTGTATCTATGCCCCAAAAGTGCGCTCTGTCTGAGTCTTTCTCGTCATAGGGTTTATGTTGTACGCCGATCATCAGCATTGTAGTAAATCCCATGTGCCAAGCTATCTGAAAAACTGCATCCATCACGCGCCGATAAGTAATCCCGTAATCAGTCAGAGCCTTTTGACTATTCGGCATCTGCCCTGCCAGGGTCAAGTCGCCTCTTGGGGTATGCTTGAATCTGTAAATATTCTCGCCTTGCAGTTCGTCCCAATCAGGAGTGGGAAAAAACTTCGTCACATTTTTGTAAACAGTCGTGAGGGCTTCGCCATCTTCAAGCCTGAGTCTTTCATCTACTCCGACGTAGTATTTTGGCGTCCAGCCTTCATATTTGTAAATCGTATTCACGCTGAAAGATGGATAGTTGAACCACTGCGGCGGGGTTAGGTGTAGGTTAGGGCCAACGCCCGCAATAATGCAGGTCTCGCCCTTGTGGAGGTTATAGAAATCCTCAATCCTCATAGTAAACTGTAACGCTTCCTGTCTTTACAGAACCACCAGACGCAATGACTACTTTTATCTGACCGTCAAGCAAGGGCTCTGCACGATCTCCGCCCGATGTACCAGTCAAAGCCGCGCCATCAGCTACCGCGTGAACTAAGTCGCGGGGATAGAACCAGAGATTCGATGTCCCAGCGGTCGCCTTTGTCAGTAAAGGCTTTGCGCTTCCATCACCAGCTACACAGGTAACCGTAACGGTCGCGCCAGTGTCAATGTCACCAGGCATGTACTTAATCGCATACAGTTCACCAATAACAGAAGGGAGGGCGGTTGTGGTGCTTTGTCCAACCGTCGCCGCGCCCGAGGTATCAGTTACGATAGGGAATAATTGACGCTTCATCATTTACGGCCTCGTTTGAAATGTTTGGGAGTCACGACTTCTTCCTCAAGCACAAAGACGGGGGCTTCTTCAAACTGTGGTGTATTCTCGAAAGAGGCTGTCCCGTGTGTAGTCACGTATTCAGCCCGTCCATCCTTCACAACCCGAGAGGCCACGTGTTCGGGTACTTCGTGTTCACCAGCGGGATAAAAGACGTTATTAGTCTCTACTCCCTGAAAATCGTTGAAAAATCTAACTTTTATCATGTCCAATCCTTCCAGTTTCCACGAGGGATAATCTCCTCGGATAGATAAGTGTTTTCACTAATGTTTAGAACCGTTACGCCTCGCGCCCGCATCCCATCGGCTAAAACTTTGTAACCGTTCACCCAATCTTCAATCGGGACTCTGTTCGGCATTCCTGTATCATGTCCCCAAAAGTGGGACTGTCCGTCATCTGGTTTGTGGTGGATGCCTATCATTAAGATTGTTGTAAATCCCATCCAGTAAGCCAGTTGTAAAGCGACGTGCATAACATTATGATAAGTAATCCCGTCTTTCAGTGTTTCGGGCTTCCATCCGTTTTTTAGGTCATTGGCTAGATGTTCAAAAACTATAAAATTATCACCTTTCCAATCTCTCAAACCAGACGGGATAAACTTGTAAATGTCCTTGTATTTCTCTGCAATGTCTTTGCCGAATTCACGCATCAGGCGATTGTCAACGCCTGTATAGTATTTTGGTTTCCAGCCTTCGTATTTGTGTATTGTGTTCATTCCGAAGGCTGGATAATTGAAAAGGAATGGAGGGGTTAGTGATAAATTAGTACCATTCCCTACCAGTAAAGCAGTCTCGCCTTTGTGAATGTCTCTAAAGGCTAGATAGTTCATTAGGGCTTCGGAACTAAGATAACCTGCACAAAGTATTGACCGACTTCCGTACTAGCTACGCCAGTATGACGAACCCATAAGGTAGTGTTAGCGGGCAAAAAGTCGGAGGCAATGGTCGCCGTGGTGGTTGCGCCGATAGCTTTTGAAGCTTCGAGGGCGGTAGCGGCTACAAGAGTCGCGCCGCCAGCAGTTACGCCCAGCTTGAAGTTAGCAGAGGCCGCGCCTGTGGTGTCTGTGGCTTCAGAATAAATGGCGCGTACGTCTTGAAGGTACGCATCAAACGGAAGATTACACAGTTGATAATCTACGGTTGTTCCCGCGCCGTTGTCAACGTTGAAAGCGGCGGGAGTAATCATGTGCATTGCACGCTGATTACCACGAGCAATAAAGGGGGTTTTATTTTGGGGCATTATGTTTTCCTTTGCCTCGCCCCTGTTGTTTGGCGTGGACTACGTTACGCAACAGGGGGTCAGGCTATCGTATCGGAAGGGCTATTACACGCCCACGTTGTAGGTGATCGCCGAGGCTTCGCTGTCACGATAAGCGAGCCCCAAGCGGGCGAGAGCGACAATCTCGTAAGCGTCCGCGTTTGCAATGCGGGTGGTTTCCATCGTCATGCGGCGTTTGTAAGCCTGCTTCCACTGATCCCAGCGAACGCACAAGAGCGCGCCGAGGGTGTTATTGGAGTCAGTATCTGCATCAATCTTGCCAGCGTTGTTTGCCATGCGCTTTGCGCTTGCGCGGTGCATCTGCCAAGAGGGGAGGATATTCACACCCCAAGCCAGCTTCAAGAAGCCGTTTTCAACAGTCGCGGCGGAGTTCACGTCTTTGGTTTTGACTTCGGCCAACTTAGCGGCGGCGTAGTAGGTATTACCGTCTACGATGAAAGCCAGTTTGGACGGGTCAGTACCAGCGAGGCCAGCCGTTCCCATGAGTTGCATAGTGGCGAGGAAGTCCTCGATGGTCAGAGAGCCACCAGCCGAGCGGCTGTTAGCGGTGTTGGTAACAAGAGCCAACTTACGGAAGCCGTCAAAAGCGAGGAAGTAATCAGTGGCGGCGGGGGTGGTGTCAATGGCGTTGATGTTCTTGCTTGCGCTAGTTTCAACATCGCCATCAATAAACAGGGATTCGACAATCTCAGCACCCGAGGCTTCAAGCTGGGCGCGGAGTTGCGGAGCGAATCCAATCAATGAGTCTTCGGTCAACTCGCCCGTATAGATACCGCGTGCGCCAATCTTGGCGACGGGGATATTCTTCGAGCCTGTCGCAACCTGTGAAGCGGTGACGGTCGCGGCGGGTACTTTCAAAGTTGAGTCCGAAGCGGTGGCCTCGGCGACTTTGTACCAAGTCATATCAGTAGATTCCAGCGGCCAAGTCTTGCTTGAATAGCCGTCGGGGATTACATCGGAGGGGATGTTTCCAGCAACACGATTTTCGGCGCGGATAACATTCCAGATAGCGGAACTATAAGCGGTTCCAACCCAGTCCGAGCCGATACCAGAACCACCAGTGTACATGGGGTCAGTTGCGGCCTTTACAGCGGCTTCGATAGCGTCTTTCGTCGGGTCAATGTTGGTGACGGTCTGAGACTTGAATGCGCCCTTGATATAGGCGTTATCTTTTCGGGACTTCTCATCAGTGTCAACGAGGCCAGCCACACGAAGACTCATGGCCTTCATCGCATCGCCACCGAATTTCACGCCGAGGGATTTACCCATCTCAACAGCTACGGACAAATCAGCAATATCGAGGTTGTCATATTTCCAAGTGTCGGAGTATTTGGCTTGATAGGGGGCATCACCGCCCATCGGGAGGCGTCGGCCTTGTGCGTCCAGGCGTTCACGTTCTTTCTTGACAGCTTCCTGAATCTTGCGGTTAGTTTCGGCTTCCTGCTCGGCTTTGGCGTCTTCCTCTGCCTGCAGTAACAGTTTGGCGGAATCTTCCTTCGCCTTGATCGCGGAAAGCTGGGAATTGAGACCCTCCAATTCCTTCTGTTCGTCTTCGTCCAGATTATTCTGGCCCGCCAAAACCTTGACGCGGGTAATCATTTCTTGCTTGTTCATTTTTGCTCCTTGAAATATTTTATAAGTTTTTTTGATTGTTCTCTAATTGCTTTTACCTTCGCCCGCTTCGCCGCTAAATTAGCCTCTGGTAAAACGTCGTCAGGTGTAATTTCAGGGAAGGGTAAGCCCGCGTCCCTGTAAATTGCTTTCATGGCTGGGAGTGCAATCGCTGAATGATTGGCGGGCTGAAAGTTTCCATTCCCTTTTTCCCATAACGAGAATCCCGCCAACGGCCAGACCGCAATGCGCCCAGGTTTGTTCTTTTCGTAGGGTATCAACTTTCCCCCTACATCCAACCGCGCTAAGTGGGCGATGGAGTCAGACGATACGGCTACTAATCCCTTCCATGCCGCGTCCATAATGTCCTTAGCCTGTTTTAGTGCTTTGTTCAAAATTACCCGAATATACCAACCATCGCCGCGCTTTTCCAAAGAACCAGGCACAGAATCCCCCACAATTACGGGTTTATTTTCCAATCCCTGCGCGCCTTGTTTTACGCCGTGTTGATAGATAACCAGCGGGGTTGTAAATGCTCCCTGCATGATGTCGGTATTTTCATCGAACCACTGACCGTCTGAGTCTTTGGTAAACGGCAGGACTCTAACATCTAGCTCCCAATCTCCAACGGCTTTGATTGCGTCTGTCATAAATCTCCATAAACGAAAAGCGGCGCGTCAACTCTCTTTCGAGAATCAACGCGCCGCCTATTGGCCTGTCTGCGCTTTGCTTACATGCCCTTTCGCCGTATCGCGTCACCCGCGCCTGTGGCTATCTGGCAGTAAACTAAATTGTGCTTTCTTTTATCACGGATTCGGTTTTCTTGCAAGCCTACTTTTTAATTTTGCTCTATAAATATTTACGATAAAGGCGTAGACAGGCAACACAATTACCAAACTTATTACAATGAACAACCCTACCGCCTGCCTCACTTCTTGTATTCCTATTGCATAATTTAGATACGTGACGAATTCCATGATTATCCTTTCTTGTCTAAGTACTTCCTTACCGCCGCCCGCCCTGCTCGTATTGCGGCGGGGAGATTCTTTGCCACTACTTTAGCAACCGTCCACCAGCCCACCTTCCCTAATTGCCGTGCCTGTCGTTTATCGTGGCGTGTCCAATATCCGCCCACCGTATCATTCACTAGGCGGAATGAATAATTTTTACCTTTCTCTTGTGGGGTGTATGTCCACGCCTCGGTTGATTTTCCTGTACGGTTATTCTGTCCAGGGTTGATTTTACCAGAGTGTAACGCCCAGAAAAACCAGCGTCTTTGTTTGTCGGTAAAGAACGAAAAGCCATAAGCAGACTTGCGACTAACAT